ACTGCTTTTTCTGCTATTTTTTTAGCCATTACTATCTCCTATTATATTTAAGTTGTTCATAGTTTGCTTTTAACAAATCTATTTCTTCTTGTTGTTCTTTAATTGCCTCTATTAATAAAGGCACAATTTTTTCATATTTAACTGCTTTATATCCATTATCTCTTGTGGTAACTACTTCAGGTAAGACTTCTTCTATTTCTTGTGCAATAACACCAACATCGTGTCCTTCATTACCGTGAATAGTTTCTTTCTCTTTTTCAGTTAGTTTCTTCCAGTCAAATTCTACACCACTAATCTGAATTACTTTATCTAATGCATTATCTAATGGTTTAATATTTTCTTTCAATCTTTTATCTGATGTCGAATAAGCAACTACATCATTAGAAGCATCTATTCTACCATCAGTTCCATTTGGAGTAACATTAACTCCTAAAGCACCATTAACTACTTTTACTCCCAAACTATTTATTTGAGTTCTTTCAGTTCCCCCTGTAGTAATATTAAAACTATCTGCTCCACTACTATAAATACCAGTATTTAAATCACTATGACCATTTCCATTAAAACTATAACTTGGAGTTGATGCTGAACCTTGATTTCCTTGAATTTGTCCTGATGCATTACCTGTAATTAAAGAATGCCAATCACTCCAAGTGCCACTATATCTACTTCTTACTGCTGGTCTTACACCATCATTATTTGCAAAATAATAAGGAATACCAAATTGTGTCATATTACCATCATTGTCATAACTTGCATATTCAAAACTAAATGGATGCATATAAGTGGTATTTGAAGAATTAACACACGAATCTGTTGGACCATTAGTAGCATCTTCTAATAATAAAGTGTGTCCACCACCACTTCTTGCATTTGTGCTATCGTTCCAATCGGTAGTTCCACTAGTTGCTTGTGCCCCAAAACCACCTCTTAATTGTCCATTAAAAAATGAATCACCACCAACGTGTAATTTTGCTGAAGGCGAAGATGCATTAATACCAATTCTATCTGCACTTGCATCTGCAAATAATAAATGAGTGTTAGTATCTCCTTCAATTCTTGTATCGCTATTGTGTCCACCTTCATTAAATACTGCTCCATATTGTACTGTCATTGGAGAACTAAAATCAGTATTACCATAAATTCCTATATTTCCACCATCGGCAATGTGCATTCTGACACCATCAGCAGTTTGAATTTTTAGTTGTTCTGAGTGATTTGAATCTCCAATATAACAAATATCACTTCCATCTTGTCTTACTAATGTGGCTATATTACCTGCTGCATCGTATTCAGTAAATCCTGTATTGTTTCCACATAGAAATTTTCCTGTTGCTCTTACTTCTCCAGTGACGTGCAATTCGTGTGTTGGAGCACTATTTCCTATACCGACTGAGCCTGAAGTAAAATTATGGCTACCATTATTAGAGTAATAATCTATATCATCACCATTTCTACCTATATATCTATTACTATCATATAAATACATATTGGCACCTACTCGCATATGATTTGAAGTAGCACCTAAATCTAATTTAACAGTACTCCAACCTGATGTATGTCCAATACACAAAGTTCCATTTGAGTCTATTCTCATTCTTTCAGCACCTGCATCTTCATCTCTAAATCTTAAATCTGCACCATTAGTTCCAATAGTATTTATTGCCCACCTATCAGTTCCATTTGTTCTAAATCTATAACCTGCATTACCATTATGAGTTGCAGTTTCAGATATTACTCCACCACTACCAGCACCAGTTCCACTTTCTTGGATATGAAGTTGACCTGCTGGAGCAAGGTTTGCTCCTACAGCCAATCCAGTAGAGTTTAAAGTCATAACATTATTACCACCTATATAGTGATAATGAACTGATGCACCATCAGCGTGTAATAAAGTTCCACCTGAATATATTCTGGCATAACCACTTTGAGCTCCAAATTCTGCAGTTCCTAAGCTGTTTTCAACTTTCATACTTACTAAATTATTTGCACTTGTGTCTGATATGTGAAGTTCAGTATTTGGCGATGTAGTTCCTATTCCGACATTACCATCTCTTTGGATTTCCATTCTTTGAGTGCCTTCAGTCCAAAATTCTATACCACCTGTAGAGGCATTATCTGTTTTAAATTTCATTGAGCCATCAGAACTATCATACATATTAATTTCTGAAGTTCTTGTTGTTCCACCACTTGAATAATCAACTTTAAGATAAGAGTTAGTTCCATCATGGAATATTTGTAAATCTTTTCCAGTTCCTGCAGTTAATCTTGTGTTGTCAAAAACTTGGACATAATCTGTTCCACTTTCTTCAAGTCGTAACATATTAGTTCCACCAGCATAAATGTCTAATACATCATTAGAACTTTCAACAAGATAAGTCTGATTATTGCTACCATCTAAATAAATCTTACCTGTTGCTGCTATTGCTAAATCTGTTCCATCAAAAGTAAGATTGGCTTCTGCGTTCATAGCATCTGTGCCAGTAGCAGTTAATACATAGTTGTT